TGAATCTGATAAGCTTGAAGTAGAGGAAGCCTACCTGACACGGGATAAACTAAGAAAGAAACTAACTAAACTTAATAAAGAGGTTGATAAGTTCCATATCCCAATTTCCTCTAGTGATTTTGAGTTGATTGAAAACCTAAAAACTATTGAGACTGAAATTAAAGTTATTAAGAAGCAGATTAGAAACCAACAAACTATATCTCGAAGACACTCTGTGGATATGGAGGAAGCTCAAAAGAAATACGACCTTATGAGATTTTGGGAGCAAGCGTTCTCCGAGCAAGGTCTTATTAAATATATTATTCGTAACATTTTAGAATTTTTCAATACACGTTCTAATTATTACTTAAATATTTTATCTAGAGGAATCTTCTCGATTGAGTTTGATGACATCCTAACTGAGACAATTTCCAACGGCTTAGGCACCGTAGCATTCGACACATTATCCGGAGGAGAAAAGAAGAAAGTATCCCTAGCTGTAATGTTATCGTTAAATGATCTACTCCGCCTATCTGGAAAGGATAAATCTAACATCATCTTCTTTGATGAGGTAGCCGATTCCCTAGACCGAGAGGGGGTGAAAGGTTTATGTGAACTTATAGATGAATTAAAGCAAGATAAAAAAGTCTTTATTATCTCTCACAATGAATATTTAACTTCTATAATAGAAGACAAGGCTACTGAATTAGTAGTAAAAAAGAGCCAAGGAACTACATCTTTCTCTTAGTTTGTACCTAAATAAGATACTGAAACAGCAAAATTATGATTATACCATTTGGAAATAGATTACTAGTCCGACGTAAAACCTCGGAAACAGAAACTGAAGGCGGGATTCTACTCCCATCTGAAGTTACAGACAAGAAGTTCAACGAAGGTACGGTAGTCCGTGCATCTGAGGACTGTAAGATTACTGCTGGAGAGTATGTAATTTTTGGAGATTACTCGGGAAATGAAATTTATGATACAAGCACAGACGAGATGCTTATTCTAATCATGGAAGACGATGTCTACTGTAAAATACAGGAGGACGAATAATGGGCTATGATATTCCAGAAGGGTCACTCCAAGAATCCATCTTCATGGATAAGTACGCATACCCAGGCGAGACTAAATGGAAGCAGCTAGCGAAGCGTGTCTCTAAGGCAGTTGCGCTACCTGAAAAAGAAGAGGTTCGAGAGCAGACTGAAAAGAAGTTCTTTGAAGCAATTAATTCCGCCGATTTTTGTCCAGGTGGTCGTATTTTATTCGGAGCGGGACGTAATAAGTATAACATGCTTAACTGCTATGTACTTGACCCTGAAGATTCAGTAGAAAGCATCGGCAAGACTATTGCGGACATGTATAAAATTTCATGTGCGGGTGGTGGAGTAGGTTTTAACTTCTCTAAGATTCGTCCTAAAGGGGACGACATTCAAAATATACAATGGTCAGCACCTGGCTCAATTTCAGTCATGAAGATGATTAACGAGATTGGGGAACACGTTCGTGCAGGTAAGAACCGCAGAACAGCTTTAATGTCTATATTAGAGGTAAGCCACCCTGATTTTTTAGAATTCTTATCAGTTAAACTTGACCGTAAAGAGTTAACCAACTTTAATATTTCCGTAGCTATTAACAATAGGTTTATCTCCGCAGTAGAGAACGATGAAGATTGGCACTTTACGTTTGCGGGTAGACATAATAAGTATTTCTGTTATAATGTTGAGCGTACTAATGAGAAAGGCGAGGTAGACACGGTAATGGTGGTTGCAAAGGATGAAGCTGACGCTGTAGGAAGAGCAGACCAGAATCATAAGGTAGGATGGACGGATACGTTTGCAAACGCAGTACTAACCCCTCTCAAAGCTAAAGACATTTGGGAAAGACTTTTAGATAACGCGGTTGAATCAGGAGAGCCAGGTATATTTAACGTTGATTTAGCAAATGAGTTTACCAATGTATCTTACTTCGAGGAAATGCCTGCTACTAATCCGTGTGGAGAAATTACACTTCCGGCTTATGGTAACTGCTGTCTAGGGCATGTTAATTTAGCTAATATGGTAGACATGGATGGTAATATCGACTACCGTAGGCTAGCTAGGACTGTACGAGTAGGAGTTAGATTTTTGGATAACGTACTAACCGCTAACACATTCCCAATTCAGGAATGTGAAGATGTAGGACTTAGAAGCCGAAGAATTGGACTAGGTGTTACAGGGCTTCACTACTTCTTGATTAAAGCAGGGTTTAAATATGGTTCAGAGGCATGTTTAGAATTTCTTGAACGCCTGTTCTCTACTATTAGAAATGAAGCATACAAAGCGTCTATGTATCTTGCCCGCGAAAAGGGAAGTTTCCCTAAGTATGATTTCAAAAAGCTTAAAGACGAGAAGTTTATGAAGACTATCCCTGCAAGAATTCGTGCGGATATTAAAAAGAATGGCTTACGAAATGCAGTTATGCTTACGGTAGCTCCAACAGGTACTATTAGTATGGTACTTGGAGTATCTACAGGACTAGAGCCTATCTTCGCACCTGTTTATCAGCGTAAGTGGAAAACCTCTACACCTGGAGTATTTAATGAAAATATTGTAATTGATCCATTATTTAAGGAAATGTATTTACGAGGTAGGGATCTTACTCACTGTGTTGGAGCTTATGATGTAACTCCTGAGGAGCATATGAAAGTGCAGTCAGTAGTACAGGCTCATATCGACTCAGCCGTATCTAAAACCTGTAACTTGCCTTCCGATTTTAAATCTGAAACATTGTATGAAGATTTACTATCACAAGCTCATGACCTTAAAGGGGTAACGTTCTATCGCGCAGGTTCTAGAGGTAATGAACCTCTGACTACTGTAGACCATACTACTCTTGATTTAGATGCTTTAATAACTTCTGGAAAACTTCAAGAGTTAGCATCATCTATTGATACTTGTATAGAAGGAGTATGTGAAATATAATGCCGATGTATAATTATGACTGTAGCTCTTGCGGTATCATCTTTGAAGAGTTAGTATCTGTAGATTACTACAAAGAACCACAAGAACATGATAAATGTGGAAATCTTTGTAACAGAACTGCCGAAGGGCAAGGGGTGTCCGCGCACGGTATTGGGTTAAAAGAATATACTAGAAGTGCAAGCCTTGCAAAAACAGAACATAAATGGATGGATGGTGCTATTGATGCTACTAAGAGAGCAATTGACGGTAAGTCTGGAGTATCCCCGTATGCTAACTATCAAATTAATCATGATGTAGCTGCAGAAAAGGGTTTAGCTAAGAAAGTAGATCCTAAGACCGCAAAAAAGAGAAGAAAATCTGCTGAAAAACTAACCCAAGCCGCCGCCAAGAATATGTCTGCTAGTGATAGAAAACGAGCAGAGGACGGACACAACGTAAAGGACAATTAAATGCCAATAATAAATTTTTTAAATACTTCCGAAAACCCAGACCCAGCTTACAAGCATGATAATGACGCAGGGTTTGATTTATATTCTAATGAGGATGTTAGAATAGAGCCAAATCAAACTACTTTAGTAGATGTAGGCTTAAGAGTAGATATCCCACCTGGGTTTGAGGGTCAAATTAGATTAAGAAGTTCTTACTCTAAGCTTTCAATAATAATTCCAAATGCACCTGGAACTATTGACAGTGGGTATAAAGGTCCTATTATGGTTGCTGTTAGAAATTTAAAACTTCACGAACCTTTTGTAATTCTTAAAGGTGAAAGATTTTCCCAAATGGTAATTAGCGAAGTTCCTATTATAACGTTAAACTCAGTAGATAAAGATACATTTTTCGCTGAGAAGACTTCACGGGATGAGGGTGGTTTTGGGTCTACTGGCAACGGTTGGTAATAATAATAATTTTTTTCTAGTTATTTTACAGCATAAACGTCCTTTTATATCATAATGGCTACCACCTATGAACTATCAGATAATATCCAACGAGGTATTATATATTTATCCAAGTCGGATCCAAATTTCTTAACTCAAGCTATGCCTATGGTAAAAGCTGAGTATTTCGAATATCCGTCACACCAGAAAATGTACAAGATTATTGTAGACTACTACATTAAGTACAAAAAGCTTCCTTCTGATGATTTTATCCTGGAAGATGTAAAGCAGGTAAAAACCTCAAATGAGTTATTTTCAGATTATAGAGATGAATTAGATCTTATTAACGGTTTAGATGAGAATTCTTTAAATAACGAAGATTATCTTTTAGACCTAGTTGAAGGCTTTGCAAAAGAGCAGTCCCTAAAGGACGCAATTATACGCTCTGCAGAGATGGTAAAGTCTAAGAATTATTCAGAGATAGAGCCTATCATGCGCGACGCAATGACAGTAAGTCGTAATGTAGATTTAGGACTAGATTATTTCTCCGATATTGGAGAACGTTGGGACCGTTTAAATTCAGACAAGCATAGTGCCGAACATAGAACGATTTTCGAATCACTAAATGAAGCACTTGAAGGTGGGTTAGCATCTAAGGAGTTAGCCATGGTAGTCGCCCCTCCGGGAGTCGGCAAATCTCTTTACCTTGCTAATCAAGCTGTGCGGTCATGTTTAGATGGGTCCAACGTTCTTTATATCTCTTTAGAGATGTCGGAAGATAGAGTGGCTCAGAGGTTAGATAGTATATTCTCGCGTATTCGCCAAGATCAACTTAAAAACCGCTGTGATGACCTTAAAGAGAGGTTAGATCAAGTCACAGCGACTGTCCCTGATAGAGGTCAGCTAAAGATTAAAGAATTCCCTACTAAAAGAGCAGGTATTAATCAAATTAGAGCTTATTTAAACCAACTTAGTAACTACGAAAACTTTGTTCCAAATGTTATTATAGTAGATTACTTAGAGCTTTTAGCGACAGAATCGGATATGGCTGAATACCAAGCTCAAGAACGATTAGCTCAAGAATTACGAGGTTTAGCTATTGAGCACAAATGTTTAGTGTGGACCGCTACGCAAACAAACCGAGAGGGTAAAAAGGTTCGCCTTATAACAGATACTGAATTAGCTGACTCATACGGTAAAACTCGTGTATGCGACTTAGTAATATCAATCAATCAGGACGAAGAAGAATTCGATAAAGGTAAATCTAGAATTTACATAATTAAATCCAGAAACGGCAGGGCAAGATTTATTATCCCGGCTAAAATGGACTACCAACGACTAGTAATAGGACAAGAATAATGACAGATTATAGAGATAGAAGACCACCCGCAACTGATAATATGTTATTTGCATTTGCAAGGTGTATAACAGCAGGAGCACTTATATTTTCAGTAGCTTACGGAGTAGGAATACCTCTGTACCTAGCAATTAAATCAACATTCTTTTAAAGATGAGTTACGAACACCCAAATATTTTACATATAGGATTTAAGTCCTATAAAATAGTGCAGAAAGATCTATCTGACGAGGATGGAGTAGAGCTTTACGGCTACGTAGATTTAACTACTAATGTGATTTACGTAGATCCAAGCCAAGAAAGTATTGACTATAAAGGTACTTTACTTCATGAAATTCTACATGTAGGATTCAATTTGTTTGGACTAGGAGATGATGATGAGATGCCTGGGATTATAAATGAATTCCTGACTACTATTACATCTAATATGATGCAAATGTTAGTAACTTTAAACCCAGAACTTTTTGAATTTATATTTTCCAGAGAATCTTCTCCAGAATCTGTAGAAAATGTCTATAATATAAAGAACGATGAATAACGAAATTAAAGAACTATACGATACCTTTGCTGATGAGTACTTAACCATCTCAAAGAAGTATCTGCAAATAAATGATTCTGAGATTGAAACTACTCTTATGAATCATTCTGCAATCTACGCTTACTTTGCAGCTCTGCTATCGTATTCGAAGAGGGTTCGAGATGAGATTTCAATCAAGTTAGATAAGGATGAATCGGATGTAATGGCAGCTCGAAGAATCTCACATGGTTCAGGAGGGCAGAAGATAACTCAAGGAGCTTTAAACTCATACGTCCTTTCAGTACCTGAGTTAGTAAATATACGACAAGAACTCGTAGACGCTGATAGTAAGTATACTCTTGCTAAAAGCCTTATCAACGCACTAGACCATCAAAAAGATTGCCTAGTACAAATCTCAGCAAATAAAAGAGCTGAAGCAAAACTATTTTCAACAAATTAAAAACAAATAAAAACATGGTAAACATCGAAGAATTACGTAAAAAGTATAATCAAATTAACAAGGCTCCTGGAAGTGGCGATAGCGCTGATTTCCTTAAGAAGTTCTTAATGATGGAAGAAGGCACTACACAAGTGCGAGTCCTACCGGCTAAAGACCCGGATGAAAATTTCTACGCTGAGACAGGTATTCATCGTATTAATGATAAGAACCACCACTGCCCACGTGTAAAAGGTGATGATTGCCCTATCTGTGATTTAAGCTTTAAGCTTTGGAACACTAAAGATGAGGGTAATATGGCAATCGCTCGTGAAATTAAAGCTCGTAAGCGTTTTTATCTAAATGCGGTTGAGCGTGAAACAGGAGACGTAAAAATCCTATCCGTAGGTATTAAACTATTCAGTAAGATTCTTGATTGCTTCTTTGACGAAGACTTTGGAGATATTACAGACTTGAAAAACGGTAATGATTTTAAAATCGTTAAAGATAAATCAGGTGAATGGCCGAATTATGACAAGTCATCTCCAAAGCCTGCTAAATCAGAAGCTGGAAGTGATATGGAAGTAGCAACTTGGATGGATTCATTGCATGATATTCAAGGTCTTGTTAAAGTAGCAGCATACGAAGACTTAAAGAAAATGGCTATGGAAATTACAGGAGAAGATATCGTAGAGCAAGTTAGAACTATTGCATCTACGTCAACCGAATCTAAATCAGATGAAGGAGACGATTATCTCTCGCACCTTAAAGGGTTAGAGTAGAGTTATTTTTTTGTGTTGGGCTGCTTTTGGGGATAGTATTACCTCGTATTTAAACAATTTACTTTCTAAATTACGATAATTTCACAGATCCTTAAAAGTGGTCCTTTTTTATTATACAAACCAAACTTAACAAGTAATGACTAAAGAAAAGATAAAAATATTAGTAGTTCCTGCCAATGAAGGCGGTTGTAGCTATTATAGAGCAATAATGCCATTTGAAAAATTGGAAGAGCATTGTGGGGATGAGGTAGAAATTAGAACTAATAAAAATCCATTAAATTGGGATACTTCTTCTAATACTGCTGGAGAAATTCATGAAGACGTAGAATGGAGTGATATAGTAATGACTCAAAACATATCTAACTTCGGTCCTGATTTTATGATTGAATTATTTAAAAAATCAAAAGAATTAGGTAGCTTTATTCACTATGATACCGATGATTTACTCACCGAAATATACCCAGGGCATAGGTTATTCGAAGTATACCGAGATAGACACCTTAGTGAACTAACTCAAAATTTATATTATAACGCTGATTTAGTAACTGTTACCCAAAGTAAGTTTGCAAATCGTATAGAAGAATATGTTAGAGGAACCTTAGCAGTTATTAAAAATGCAATTGATTTTGATTTACCTTGCTGGAATCTTCCTAAAACTTACAGAACATCTAAAAAACAAATTTGTAAAATTGGATGGGTAGGAGGTATACACCATGAACAAGATGTAAAACAAGTTCCTGGGTTAGGGATTAGTGTAAATGCAAAAGTAGGTCCTGAGAATATTGGATGGGGATTCTTTGGAAGACCTCCAATAGGACCAGAAGGTCCTGAAGACTGGCAACAGAAAGTATGGGATGAATACACTCGTATCTTAGTAGGACCTCAAAAACATAAAAATTGGCAAATTTTTCAAGCTTTGCCTTGTGATAAATATGGCTCAATGTATTTGTATATTGATGTTGCAATCGCACCTCTTGAATGGAATAACTTTAATGATTCAAAATCTGAAATTAAACTTATGGAGGCTGGTCGTTATGGTATTCCTCTTATTGCTACTGATTGTGGCGCATATGACGAAGTCATCGAAAATGGAGTAACCGGATATTTAATATCTAAAGAAAATAAGAGATCAGACTGGACTAAAGCTATCTCTAAGTGTGTAAAAGACCCTAAACACGCAAGACAGATGGGAGAAAACTTGAAAAAAATTGTAAACGAACGTTATAATATTAATAATGTTATACATCATAGACTAGACCTTTACAAACAACTATTAAATCATGACAAAAATTAAAATTCTGTCAGGATGGTCTAATCCCGGGGGTTCTACAACAGCCTTTATAAACCTATGCAACTTGTTTAACAAAAATGGAATGGATTGTACTTTTTACGGTCCTCACTCCTACCACTTAGGTCAATGTATTTCCAATACACTAGAAAACTGCGCAGTTAATGATGAAGATGAAATTTTAATTACTCATTTTTTCAAACTGCCTCACCGTCCGGAAAAATCTAAAAAAGTAATCTTAGCCTGTCATGAGAAAGGGGTATTCCCTATAAAGACTATACAACCTTATTGGGATGAAATAGTTTATGTTGCAAATTCCCAAATGTTCTGGCAAGGAGTTAAAGGCACAGTAATACCTAACGTATTACCCGTTATAAATAGAGAACGAAAAGAAACTTCTAATAAAGTTGCAGGTATTATAGGGAGCATTGATAAAAATAAAAATACTCATATCTCCATCCAAAGAGCTTTAAATGACAACTGTGATAAAGTTTTATTATTTGGATTAGTTACAGATAACCCTTATTGGGAACATGCTGTAAAACCTCTTGTAGATGGGGATAAAGTAGTGTTTAGTGGGTATATTCAAAATAGGGATGCAATCTATTCTCAATTAGATGTAGTGTATCAATCATCTGATAGTGAGTGTGCATCTTTAGTCTCTCATGAATGTAAATCTTTAGGCTTAGAGTTTAAAGGTAATGAAAATATAGAAGAAGTTACTACTTTGGTTTCTAACTCTGAAATATTAGAGAAATGGAAAAAGATTTTAGATTATGATAATTGGTAATGGATTAATAGCAAACGGATTTAAGAATTTTAACCACTCTAATTATGTAATATTAGCAGCTGGAGTTTCTAATTCCCTAGAAACTCGTTTAGGAGAATTTGAGAGAGAAAAAGATTTAATATTAGATACAATTAAACAGTATCCAGATAAGAAGATTGTGTATTTCAGTACAGTTCTTATTAATTCTTTAGATAACCCATACTATTCCCATAAAAAGGAAATGGAAAAATTAATAGCATCTACCTCTAAAGAGTGGACTATTTTTAGAGTGCCTCAGCTTGTCAGCGCTGAAGGAAACTCAAGTAACTTGATTCACTACCTTAAAGATAAAATATTACAAGAAGACGAGTTTGTAATATATGAGGGAGTGATGAGATCTCTTTTAGATATAGAGGATCTAGTAAAGTTAGTAAAGTTATCAATTACGAAAGTTAATAGAGGTATTATAAATATTTCAGGGATAGAAATTCTTAAAGTTATTAATATTTGTGAATTACTAGCCTTAACTCTAAATAAGCCTCTACGTATAGTAGTTGAAGATAAATATGAAAATTCTACATGGACTGAACTAAATGATGTACTTATTGAAAGTTCTATGTTAGTACTGGACATTAAATCTAAAGGATACACTAAAAATCTAATAAACAAATATATTAAAAAATGGAATTAAAAATATTAACAGGATTTTACAACGCTGAAAAGTATATTGAGCGTTGTTTAAAATCTATTCAATCTCAAACTTATACAAATTTTATTTGTTACATTACTCATGACCTATCGACAGATAAATCTAAAGAAGTTGTTGAGAACTTTATTAAAGAAGATGACAGATTTATCCTAGTAAAAGACCATCATAAAAAACTATACCAAACAGGTAATTTTGATAAAACCATCAGATTTAACGACAGTATAAAGGATAATGACGTACTTATAGAAGTAGACGGAGATGATTACCTTCCAGACCCTGAAGTATTTTCAAGAATAGCTAAACTGTATGAAGATAATGATGTATGGATTGCAAATGGAAGTTTTATGTACTCTAATGGACAAAACGGATTCTCTCAAAAGCAAGAAGGCTTTGATAATTTAAGAGCTGTTAGATTTACAGCTTCACATATTAGAACATGGAGAGCTTTTCTTTGGAGATCTATTAAAGAAGAAGATCTCAAAGATGAAAATGGAAATTACTGGCAATGGAGTGGAGACTTGTGTTTTATGTATCCAATGCTAGAGATGGCAGGGAAAGAACATTATACCTTTATGCACGAAATTAACTATGTTTACAATGGAGAGAACCCTCTAAATGAGCATAAATTAGATATGCACATGGTTAATAATCACGCATACCTCATTAGAAATAAAAAACCTTATAATAAATTATGCAAACAAGAACAGTAACGATAGCTATTCCTACGTATGACAATAACAATGGAGGGGTAGAAAATTTAAATCATTTATTTAAATCTATAGCTACCCAAGATTATCCAAATATTGATGTAGTAGTATCTGACCACAGTGAGATATTAACTATTAAAGAGCTTTGTGAATCGTTTTCCCAAGTTCTAAATATTAAATATATTAAAAATGACAAGGATAGAGGTTACTGGGGAAGTAACTTAAATACAGCCTTAATTAATAGCTCTGGAGACTTATTAAAACCTATGCTGCAAGACGATTATTTCTTTAATGACTCGGCTATTAGTACTATAGTTAATAATTTTGAGGAAAATAATTTTAAATGGGCAATATGTGCAGGAGTGCATACTCAAGATAGAAATTCCTTCTATAATCCAGTTTTCCCAAGGTATACTGAAGATATCCATAGAGGGAATAATAAACTAGGAGGTCCTAGCGGATTAGTTATTTGCAAATTTTCAGGACATCTTTACTTCTCGTCAAATTTAAATTGGATGGGAGATTGTGATTATTATAAAAGAAGTTTTAAAAGGCATGGTTTGCCGACTATAATAAAGGATACCTGCGTTGTATACAAACAATGGGCAGGTCAAATGACTAATACCATTACAGATAAACAAAAACAAGAAGAAGTAGCATATGTTATTGCTAAATTTTCAACCCCTTATGAATAACACCACTCAAGATAAGATAAAAGCTTTAGTAGAGAGTATATCCGATGATAAAAACTCTTTAAGATATATTTATAACTCCAATAAGGAATTTATTCCAGGAACTACTCCTGTTTACTATTCAGGTCCCTACTGGGATAACAGAGAAATTGAAAAAGCTTTAAACTCCTTTTTAACTGGAAAATGGCTATCATCTGGGGAAAACGTTAATAAGTTTGAGACTAGGTTTTCTAAAAAGTTTAATTTAAAATCTTCCGTTATGGTTAACAGCGGAAGCTCTGCTAATTTAGTTATGGTTGCGGCTATTAAAAAGGTGTTGAAGTGGGAAGATGGATCTGAGGTTATTTTATCACCAGTAGGATTTCCAACAACTATAGCCCCTGTAGTACAGGCTAACTTGAAACCTATATTCGTTGACATTGAACTAGATACTTTAAATTTTGACCTAGATTTAATTCAAGCTAAAATTACAAATAAAACTAAAGCTATTTTCGTATCTCCAGTACTAGGTAACTCTCCTGACATGGACAAACTGTGCGAGATAGCTAAAGATAATAATTTAGAGATTATAATGGATAACTGCGATTCTCTAGGAAGTAAGTGGAGGGGGAAATACTTAACTGATTACGCCATCGCCGCTTCTTGTTCCTTCTATCCAGCTCACCATATCTCTACGGGGGAAGGTGGCATGGTATCTTCTAATAATGAAGAGATAGTAAATGTAGCTCGAAGCTTAGCTTGGTGGGGGAGAGATTGTTACTGCGTGGGATCTGCTAACTTATTAGCTTGCGGTACATGTGGTAATAGATTTGATACTTGGTTAGACGAGTATGACGGGGTTGTAGACCACAAGTATATCTTTACTAATATGGGGTATAATCTAAAACCTTTAGATATGCAAGGAGCTATAGGATTAGTTCAGCTTACTAAGTGGGAAGAAATTCATACAAATAGAGTAAATAGTAAAAATAAACTTCAGGATATTATTATGAAGCATTTACCTGATGTTCATATGCCTGTAGAATTAGAAAACTCAGAAACCTCTTGGTTTGGTACTCCCATAGTATGTAAAGATAAAACCCAGAAAGATTGGTTAGTAAATCTCTTTGAAAGTATTAAAGTACAAACTAGAAATTATTTTGCGGGTAATATTTTAATACATCCTGGGTATTCCCACTTGGATAATTATAAAGATTACCATAACTCCAATGAAGTACTAGACAGAGTTTTCTTTATCGGAGCCTCCCCGCACTACACTTCAGAAATCTTCGATTACATCGATAAGGAGCTAGAAAATGCAATTCTCTAGACTTGAAATACCCGATGTAATTCTCATAACGCCTAATGTACTTGGTGATGCTAGGGGATATTTTTTTGAAGTATTTCATGAAGATAAATTTAGTATAAACTTTACAACTAAAGAGTATACTCCCAAGTTTGTTCAAGATAACCAAGCCTTTTCAACTAAAGGGGTAGTAAGAGGTCTTCACTTTCAAAATAAATACCCTCAAGGTAAATTAGTAAGATGTATTAAGGGATCAATATTAGACGTAGCTGTAGATATTAGACCAGATTCCCCAACTTTTGGACACCACGTTTCAGCTGTGTTAAGTGAGCATAACCATAATCAACTTTGGGTTCCTAGAGGATTTGCGCATGGATATTCGTCTCTAGGAGATGAAAATATTGTTCTTTATAAATGCGACGATTTTTACCATCCTGAGGATGAAGGGGGAATTAAATGGAATGATCCTTCCCTAAATATAGATTGGAATATTTCATCCCCCATAGTATCTGGTAAAGATATGGTACTTCCTTTACTATCAGAGTTATAAATGTTAAAATTAGAAAACATAACATTAGTAATATTATCATCTATTAAGATTGATAAATCTATAAAAGCTCTAGAGTATAGTAGTAAGGATATTCAATGGGGGTCTGTGAAGTTAATATCTGATATTAAACCTGATAATTTACCTGATTTTATTCATCATGAATTTTGCCCTAAAATGTCTAATATAGATGAATGGAATTATGCTGCTATTTACGAATTACCTAAGCACATAGAAACTGATTACTGCATGTTAATTCACGATGATGGATTTGTAGTAAATGCGGATTCCTGGAGAGATGAGTTTCTAGACTACGACTATATTGGAGCACCTTGGCCGATGCCTCAAGATGATTTTTCATTTAGAGCTAAAGATGGAGAATTAGTTAGAGTTGGAAATAGTGTATCCTTGAGAAGTAAAAAACTTTTAGATTTACCTATAGAGTTAGATTTAGAATGGAAAGCATTTCATGGTTACTATAACGAAGATGGATATATTTGTGTTAATTATAGACACAAATATCTAGAAAACGGCATTAAATTCGCAGATATTGATATAGCTAAATATTTTTCCCATGAATCTATGATTCCAGAAATTGAAGGTATTATACCTTTTGCGTTCCATAGACATTATGGGACTAACTCACAGTACCCTAATTATGGAAAATAAGAAAATACATACAAATTTTATAGTTGTTAGTGATTATAACTGGCTTCCTGAGAAAATAGAAGATTCTTGGGTCCATCAATACACTGATAATTATTTAATTTACGATAAGTTTCATAGATTTCCTGAATCCGATAAAGTAAAACATCAACTAAATGTAGGTCAGAATATTTATGATATGTTAGATTTTATTATAACCCATTATGAAGAGTTACCGGATAATACTATATTCTGCAGATCATGTATCATGTGGCCGAAAGATTCTGGAACTCCTAGATTAGATGAAAATGGAAATAGACTTTCTAATGGAACTTGCGGGGAGGAAAAATTTCATGAATTAATGAATAATACTACTTTTACTGAGTTACATGACTTTGGTCCTGAAGTACATAATGGAATTGGAAGTAGAATGGCTCCAGATGGAGGATTTTTAGAAATTAATAATAGCTGGTATTTTAAGCATATCCCGTTTAAACATTTTAACAATACAAACTCATTTTTACAAGACGTATTTGTAAATCCTGAATTTCCTGAATATATAAGATTTTCTCCAGGGGGGAGTTACATTATCCCAAAAGAAAATATTCTAAAATATAGTAAAAATTTCTATGAACAGATTAGAGAGCTTCTGATGTGGGAATCTGTAGTAGGAGAAGCACACATGATCGAGAGATGTTTATATACTTTCTTCACATGTGATTATAAAGTACAAGAGAAATACAAATAAATGAAAAACGAAAAAATATTTATAACAGGGGGAGCAGGATTTCTAGGTAGAAATCTAATAGAGAGGTTACATACAGATAATGAGATAACAGTGTATTCTAGGGATGAGGCTAAACATTATTATATGAAAAAAGACTATCCTTCAGTTAAGTTTGTAGTTGGAGATATCAGAAATAAGGATCTTTTGATAAGAAAATCTAAAGGTCATACCGTAGGTATTTTTGCAGCTTCTCTTAAGCAGATAGAAGCTTGTAATGATAATTATGAGGAAGCTGCAAAAACTATTATAGACGGAGGATTTAATTCAAGACTAGCTGCAGAGGAAAATAATTTTAAATCAGCGTGTTTTATATCTACAGATAAGAGTCGTGCTGCTACTACTTTATACGGTGCTATGAAATATGTTGCGGGGGAGGGATTTATAGTAGGAGATTCTAATTGTAAGCTAACTACTGCAATATATGGCAATGTTACAAATTCAACAGGTTCAATTATACCTCTAATATGGAACTTTATCAAGAAAGATGAGACGTTATCCTTGTACGGAGTGGAAATGACTAGATTTTTACTAGACGTAGAAGAAGCAATAGATTTAATTATGAAATCCCCCTTTTATGAAGGATGTAATATTATTCCAATAGCAAAATCTTTCAAGGTTAAAGACCTATTTGATATTTATAGAAAAAAGTTTGGGCTTAAGTATGTTATTACAGAACCTCGTACTGGAGAAAAAATTCATGAGATTATGGCATCAAGTGAAGAAGTTAGAAGAATGGAGTTAGTTAGAAGGGATAACATCTATCTCTTACATCCACAGAAAGATATTAATAAAGTTTCATTTGAGAATAATGAATACTCATCTAAAGACCACTGTCTAACACGTAGCCAGCTATACGATTACCTGGAATCTAAAAATTTCTACCAACCATGAAAATATTAGTATTAGGGGATAGTGGAATGTTAGGTCATATGGTTGTAAAATACTTACAACATAATGATATAGACGTTAGTGTTACAAATAATAGGTGGCCTGAAAATAAAAATGATATTAGTAATTTTAACGGTGATTACATTATTAATTGTATAGGAGCAATTCCCCAAAGAACTAATAATTTTGATATTAACTGGCAAATTCCTATATGGTTAGATTTACATTCTAACTGTAAAGTAATTCATCCTGGAACCGACTGCGAGATGGATGATAATGCTTACGGAGTTTCTAAAAACATAGCGGGTAATTATATTCGTAATATAAGTAATCAAACTAAATCAATTAAGACCTCAATTATAGGACCAGAATTAAGAAGCAATGTAAGTTTATTAGAATGGTTCTTATCTCAAGAAGGAGAGGTAACCGGATACTCAAAAGCTTTGTGGAATGGAAATACTACATTAGAATGGTCTAAGCAATGCTTAAATTTAATGAAGTATTGGGATTTATATAAAGTAGAGACTATTATATGTGGTGAAACATTATCTAAATATGATTTACTTTCAACTATAAAAGAGGTATATGGTAAAGACATTAAAATAATTTCTAAACCTTTAGGTAAGGATAAGTGTTTACAGGACTCTTCTTTAATATATTCAAAAAATATAAAAGATCAACTAACAGAATTAAAAAAGTTTTATATAAAATGATAACTACCGAACTTTACGATGGACAAGGTCATGGAGATCAGACTTGGGTCTACATCACAACCAGATACATAGCCTATAAACTAGGTTATGAGTTTGGTATAAGCCACCCTGAAAGATGGAAGCTATCAAATTTAAACATAGATTTCGGAAAAGAAGTAAAAGGAATTGTTAATCATTACCAAGAAAAACATGTATATCATCCTAATTTCCATGACTGTAACATTAGCGATATAGACCCAGAAGTTTTAAAACTTCCCGATAACACTAAATTAGAAGGACTACTTCATTATGGGGAGTTATTAGATGACAATAAAGAATTGTTTAAAGAGTGGTTAGACCTTAAAACCATTATAGAGAAAAATCCTGTAATACCTGGTAAAGTAATATGTAATATTAGAGGAGGTGAGTATAAGTCCGTACCAGACCTTATTCTACCTAAAAAGTATTGGGATTTAGCATTAACTAGGTTAGGAAACCCAGAAGTAGAGATTGTAACCGATGATCCACAGTACGCCTTATCCTTAATACCTAACGGTAAAATATTTTCCGGAAGTATGACCGAACATTTTGAAAATTTATTTACTGCGGAGACTTTAATACTATCGAACTCAGCATTTGGATTTTTTCCTGCCGCGCTTGGACCCTCTAAGACGGTAATAGCTCCTAAGTACTGGAGTAGATGGAATGTATCTGATGGGTTCTGGGCTATGGCTATGGATAAATGTAACAAATTCACATATATTGACAGGGAAGGTAATGAGTAAGATCTACGATTGTTTTAATTTTTTTAACGAGCTTGATATTTTAGAGCTTAGACTTAACACTCTATATGACCATGTAGATTTTTTTGTCATTGTTGAATCGGATGTAACTCACTCTGGAGAACCTAAAAAGTTCTTTTATGAGGAGCATAGAGAGAGGTTCTCTAAATTCGCTGATAAGATATTAAATTATAAGATCTTAAATACCCCCTCCGATTTCATTAATCTTCCAGAAACAGACGAAGAAGAATTAAAGAAAGTATACACGTACATTGAAACACAGTCTAATAGATTTAATAGAGCCACTCAACTTGATTATGGAAGAGATTTCTTTCAAAAAGAATCAGTGAGAAGAGCTTTAGCTTACTGTAAGGATGATGATATTATTATGTTTTCTGATGCGGATGAAATTCCAAACCCAGAGTTTTTAAAAACTATTAAGAATTTATCTTTAGATGATACTCTATACTCCCTAAATCAACCTATGTATTGTTATTTCTTAAACATGTTAAAGCAATCTGATTGGTATGGGACTAAAGTAGGATTATATAAAAATATTAAAGATTTATCCTTGAACGAACTTAGAGGGGATGAATCCTTGACCGTAAAGCTGCCAGACGGCGGTTGGCATTTTAGTTTCATAGGAGATGCAGAGATGGTAAGAAAGAAGATTACATCATATTCTGCTAGAGATTTAGTAAATCAGCATGTATATGACAGTGTAGAAGATAATATTAAAAATGGAATAGATGTATTTTTTAGAGGAAAATTAACTCAAGTACCTATTGACAGCTCCTATCCTACACACATACTAAACAACTTAGATAAGTACAAACATATGATTAAACCATGAACAACTTAAACAAACAACACTCAGTATTCTTACAAGGAGGGCTAGGAAACCAACTATTTCAAATATCCACAGCATACGCCCACGCTGAAGTTACAGGGGATACATTAATATTACAAGATGGACAGCACCATTTACCTTTACAAGGGTCTAACGTAGAATCTTATAAGGATAATTTATATCTTAAGTTAAAATTTTCTAAAAACTTTGATCGTAGTTCCTTTACATTATTCCAAGAACCATCTTTTAAGTTTACTAGATTACCATATGCTAGAGATTTATATCTATCTGGGTACTTTCAATCTGAAAAATATTTTAAACCTTATAGAAAAGATTTACTAGATTTGTACAATATAGAATTTCTTACTAATAAGCACGTTAAAGATATTGAGGATAATACAATAAGTTTACACGTTAGAAGAGGGGATTATTTAAAATTGCAAGATTCTCACCCATGTTTAGACTTGTCATATTATAAAAAAGCTTTAGAAGAATTTCCCCGTGATTATCCTGTGTTAGTTTTTTCTGATGATATAGAATGGTGTAAATCCCATTTCACCTCTGATAGATTTAAATTTATGGAAGGTAATAGTGATTTAGTAGATTTACTTACTATGACCAAATGTACTCACCATATTATAGCAAATAGTTCATTTAGTTGGTGGGGAGCCTGGTTATCCGAATCTGAGGGTATTAAAATTGCTCCGGAAAAATGGTTTGGACCTTCAGGACCTCAAGATACCGAAGATTTAATTCCTGAAAATTGGAAAAAAGTACTTTAATATAATATGAAAAAAGCATTAGTATTAGGTGCCGGAGGTTTTATAGGGAGCCATATGGTAAAGAGGTTAAAATCAGAAGGTTATTGGGTTAGAGGTGTAGATTTAAAATACCCTGAATTTTCAGAAAGCTCAGCTGATGAGTTTATTATAGCAGATTTACGGGATTATAGTAAAGTTAAAACTGTATTTCATTTATCAAAGTCTTATAAAGACGGATTTGATGAAGTTTACCAATTTGCTGCTGATATGGGAGGAGCAGGATATATATTTACAGGGGATCACGATGCAGATGTAGTTCATAATTCCGCAATGATTAATTTAAATGTAGCTAAAATGGCTTCGTTATTTGAGATACCTTCTAAAATTTTCTATTCATCTTCTGCTTGCATTTACCCTACAAGAAATCAATTAGATCCTGAAAACCCTCTATGCTCAGAAGAATCGGCATACCCCGCAGACCCTGACTCAGAATATGGATGGGAAAAACTATTCTCAGAGAGGATGTATAAATCATTCGAAAGGAATTATGGAGCAGATATGCGAATAGCTAGATTTCATAATATTTACGGACCAGAAGGTACTTGGACTGGAGGTAAAGAGAAAGCTCCTGCTGCAATGTGCCGTAAGGTTGCTGAAATAGATTCTGGGTTTATTGAGGTATGGGGAAAGGGGGACCAAACTCGATCTTTCCTTTATATTGATGACTGTATTGAAGCAGTTAGAAGGTTAATGGAATCAGATTGTAAGGAAGTTATTAATATAGGGTCTGAGGAAATGATAGCTATTAATGATTTGGCTGAGATGACCATTAGAATTTCTGGAAAAGATATTGAATTAGAAAATGTACCAGGTCCAGAAGGGGTAAGAGGTAGAAATTCTGATAATACTCTTATCAAAAAGCATCTTAATTGGGATTATGAGTATTCTTTAGAAGAAGGTATGAATATCACATATAATTGGATAGAATCTCAAATAAAAGGACTATAATAGTATATGACATCATTCTTAGACGATATATGTAAACAACTTGACAACGCAGCCATCTTAGCTGATGAAAGCAAAATCTACGGATACGTAGACTCGGGCTCACATGCTCTTAACAAAATTATTTCAGGAGATTATAATGGCGGTTTCCCCATCGGTTCGATTACAGAGATCTACGGCGAGAGCTCGAGCGCAAAGACGGTG